TCCTGATCGACCTGAACGCCCGAAAAGAAACCGTGATTATCAACGATCCCGACAAGCTGAAACGCTTCTATGAGGAACACAAGGGTGTGATTTGGGCCGGTTACAATTCCCGGAACTATGATCAGTACATCCTGAAGGCCATTCTGTGTGGGTTTGATCCAAAGCCTGTGAATGATTGGATCATTGCAGAGGGCAAACCCGGTTACAGATATTCAAGCCTGTTCAGGGAATACCCGCTGATCAATTATGATGTGATGCCGAACCCGCCAATTAGCCTGAAAGCGCTGGAAGCGTTCATGGGCCATTCCATTAAAGAAACTTCTGTTCCCTTCGACATTGACCGGCCTTTGACTGAAGCAGAGTTGGCCGAAACGGTCAAATATTGCCGCCATGATGTGGAACAGACGGTGGAAGTGTGGTTACGACGGAAGGAAGATGAATTTGATGCCCAAATGTCACTTGTGAAGGCGTTTCACCTTCCCATTTCTGACATTGGCCGCACCAAAGCACAGCTTTCCGCCAAAATCCTTGGGGCCGTTCAAAGGGAACACAATGATGAATTTGAAATTGAGTTCCCGCCCAGCTTGCGGATTGAAAAATACACGGAAGTTTTGAATTGGTACAAGAATCCCTTGAACCGTGATTATTCCAAAACCCTTGAACTGGAAGTGGCCGGGGTTCCCCATGTGTTCGCTTGGGGTGGCCTTCATGGGGCCATTCCCAAATATCACGGGGAAGGTTGGTTTGTCAATGTGGATGTGGCTTCCTATTACCCGTCTTTGATGCTGGTTTATAAGTGGCTTTCCCGTAATGTTCACGATCCTTCCAAGTATGCGGAAATCTACCACACCCGCCTGAAGCTGAAGGCGGAAAAGAACCCCATGCAACAGCCTTACAAGATTGTTCTGAACAGCACCTATGGCGCTATGAAGGATAAGCACAATGCCATGTATGACCCCCGGCAAGCCAACAATGTCTGTGTGGGCGGTCAGCTTCTTCTTCTGGATTTGATTGAACGGCTGGAAGATCATTGTGAAATCATCCAGAGCAACACGGATGGTATTTTGGTCAAACTTCGCCGGTATGAAGATTTTGAAATGCTGGACGATCTGTGTTGGGAGTGGGAGCAAAGAACCGGGATGCGCCTTGAATTTGATGAATTTCAAAAGGTGTATCAGAAGGATGTGAACAATTACATCATTATTCCTTCCGGGCCGCTTCGTGATGAAAAAGGGAAACCCCGCTGGAAGTGCAAGGGTGCCTATGTCAAAAAGCTGTCTGATCTGGATTATGACCTTCCCATTGTCAACCGGGCCATTGTGAACTATTTCCTTCATGGGATCAGCCCGGAAACAACCATCATGGAATGTTCCAATCTTCGAGATTTTCAGAAGGTTGTGAAGGTGTCCAGCAAGTATAAATATGCCCTTTATTCCCCGGTGATTACGGAAGCCAAGATCAGGGATGAAAAAGGCCGTTCCAAGAAAATCACCCGCTTCAGCGGCGGTGAGGTTCAGACGGATAAAACCTTCCGGGTGTTCGCTTCCAAGGATCAGAGCAAGGGCGGAATCTTCAAGGTTTCCGGGAAAATCGTCAAGGGCCGGGAAAAGAACCCTGAAAAGTTCGGCAACACCCCGGATCATTGTTTTTTCATCAATGATGATGTGACCAACCTTCCTATCCCGGATGAACTGGACAAGCAATATTACATTGATGTTGCTTGGGATCGGTTGAAAGATTTCGGGGTGGAACGATGAACAATATAACCTTTCGGGGGGGGGGAGCGTTGAAGCATGGAACTGTTTAGGGGCTATGTGCCTACCAGAAATAAACAATGCCTTGAAAAATTCAAAGGCGTTGAAAAACTGAAAACCCGTTCAGAAGTCCAAGACCTTGATGAATACGCCGGTATTCTTGGAGAAGAAACCATCCTGATTGATGTGGACGATGCGGAAACATCTGAACTTTTGTTCAGAATTGTTCAGGATTTAGAACTGAAGTGCAGAGTGTACGCCACCACACGGGGAAAACACTTCTTGTTCAAGAACTGTGGTGTTAAAAAAAGCTGGACGAAATGCACCTTGGCCGTGGGTATCACCACGGATGGAAAGGTTGGAGCCAATAACAGCTATGAAATCTTGAAGTCCGGTGGCGTGGAACGGCCCATTCTGTATGACTTCCCTGAAGGGGAGATTCAGGAACTTCCCAAGTGGCTGACCCCGGTGAAAAGCAACTATGATTTCCCGAACCTTGGGGAAGGTGATGGGCGGAACCAAACCCTGTTCAACTACATTCTGACCCTTCAGAGTGACGATTTCACCAAGGAAGAAGCCCGTGAATGTATCAGGCTGATTAACCGTTATGTGCTGAAGAAGCCCCTTTCCGACAAGGAACTTGATGTGATCCTTCGGGATGATGCCTTCAAGAAAACATCCTTCTTCCGGGATAAAACCTTCCTGTTTGATAAGTTCGCTACCTACCTGAAGAACAACAACCATATTGTGAAGATCAATAACCAGCTTCACATTTACAAGGATGGTATCTATGTTTCCGGTGCCGGTGAGATTGAAGGGGCCATGATCAAGCTGATCAGCAACCTGAAGCGGGCGTGGCGTTCGGAAGTCCTGTCCTATTTGGAAATCATGATTGAGGAAAACACCAAGGCCACCAACCCGAATATCATTGCTTTCAGCAACGGCCTTTACAATATCCGGGATGGTTCCTTCAAAGAGTTCACCCCGGATGTGGTCATTACAAACAAAATCCCGTGGCCGTACAACCCCGCCGCCCATGATGATCTGTTGGATCATACCCTGAACCGGCTGGCCTGTGATGATCCTGAAGTTCGGGCCTTGCTGGAAGAAATGGTGGGCTATTGTATGTACCGCCGCAACGAACTTGGCAAAGCCTTCATCCTGATTGGCGATAAGAGCAACGGCAAATCCACCTTCCTTCATGTGGTGAAGAACCTTCTTGGAGATCAGAACATTGCTTCCCTTGACCTGAAGGAATTGGGTGATAGGTTCAAAACCGCCGAACTGTTCGGCAAGCTGGCAAACATCGGTGACGATATTGGTGATGAATTTATTGCCAATGCTTCCGTGTTCAAGAAGCTGGTCACGGGTGATCGGGTGAATGTGGAGCGCAAAGGCCAAGATCCATTTGAGTTCAACAATTATTCCAAGTTCCTGTTCAGCGCCAACAATATTCCCCGTATCAAGGACAAAACCGGAGCCGTTCAGCGGCGTTTGGTGATCGTTCCCTTCGATGCCAAGTTCACCCCCAATGATGCAGACTTCCGCCCATTCATCAAGGATGAACTGTGTGAACAGGGTTCAATGGAATATCTGGCCTTGCTTGGCCTTCAGGGGTTGAAGCGGGTTCTTGGGAACGCACAGTTCACTACTTCCAGCAGAGTTCAGGGGCAGTTGGACGAATATGAGGAAAACAACAACCCCATTATTGGGTTCATCAATGAAGTTGGCCTTGACGGGATTGAAAATGAAGCCACCGATTCCGTGTATCGCCGGTATAAGGAATATTGCATTGCAAACAACTTCCAAGCCCTTTCCAAGATTGAGTTTTCCCGGCAGATCACAAAACGCTGTGGCTTCACAACGGTTCCCAAGTGGATCAGAAACCGGAAAACCCGTGTATTTGTGAAAGGCGGTGACACAGAATGACCCACGAATATTCCAAGTTCAAGAACAAAAACATTCCCTATGCCAAGGTTGGGCGGCGGGTGTTCAATAGTCTGTTTGATGCAGAAACCTTTTGCACCGAACACGGCCTGGATGTCAATTCAGCTATTGAATATCGGGATGATCCTGAATTGAAAAATAACATTCAAACAATAGCCCAATACCAGAAGGCCATTCTTCAGGAATGTTTAGACCGGCTGAAGGCCCGTGCTGAAGCCTTGGTTCAAGAAATCAACCGGTGTAATGCTGATTTGGAAAAGTGTCACCCGCTGGATCGTGGTTTCTTGACGGATCGGCGGAATGAAGCCATTGCAAAGCATACGGGCACGATGGAAGCCCGTGAGATTGTGGCCGGATTGAAAAATAATTTAGAAAGGTTGACTGGTTGGCATGATTAAAGACAGCGGTGAACGCACCGAGTTTGGAACCGGCGCTGTTCGTGATATGCACAGCGGCAAAGGCCGCATGGATTTACTTCCGTGGGAAGCCTTGGTGGAGGTTTCCAAGCATTGTGAAGAAGGGGCCTTGAAGTATGGTGAACGGAACTGTGAAAAGGGTATTCCCATCCACAGCCTGATTGATTCGGCCTTCCGCCACCTTGCCAAGTACATGATGGGTATGAAGGATGAACCCCATCTTCGGGCGGCGGCTTGGAACATCCTGTTTGCCCTTTACATGGAAATCAAACACCCGGAACTTCAGGACATACCAACCCGGATCGACAAAAGCGAAAATCCACAGGTTCCAAAACTGAAACGGAATTTGGAACCGTGCCGCCGTTGTAAGCACCGTGACAAGTTCGGGGATGAACCCCCTTGTGATGAATGTGTTCATAAAAACAATGGGGTTGAAGATAGATTTTACCTGGCAGATTGTAAGGAGGATGCAGAACAATGAAAATTATCAAGTCTGATGTGCAGTTCATCACCCCGATTGACGGGGCCACCATTCTGAAGCGGCTGGAACAATGTGGCCGTGTCTGCTACAAGTCCGAGGATAAGATCACGGAAGGTTCCGCTGAAAAGTTCGTTGCCGGGATCATCAAGCGTGGACATGAAGCGGTTCTGGAACATTGTTCCTTCACGGTGAAGTTCATTTGTGATCGTGGGGTTTCTCATGAGATCGTCCGCCACCGGATGGCTTCTTACTGTCAGGAATCCACCCGCTATTGCAATTACGGCAAGGGCAAGTTCGGTGAGGAAATCACGGTGATTGAACCTTGCTTCCTTGAACCCGGTTCCAGAGCCTATGACTATTGGCGGGATGCCTGTGAAGGGGTGGAAATTCGCTATTTTGATATGCTGGCGGAAGGATGCACACCGCAAGAAGCCCGTTCGGTTCTTCCCAACAGCCTGAAAACAGAAGTGGTCATGACGGCCAACATTCGTGAATGGCGGCATTTCCTGAAGTTGCGCTGTT